TCAATCTCATAAGCCCATCCACTCAGCCCGGTAATATCCACGCCGGTTTTGGTAGTAACTGCAAATTCTGCGCTGGTGTTCGTGCCTGTCTTGCCAAACAGATCAAAGGGCCGGAGCCGAACATAGTAGGTTTCGCCCTGGGTCAGACTTGGACACGATATAGCTGTTGTCAGATACCGTGGCCGTCGGCTCAGTAGTGTCAGGATCAAAGCCTTGCGTCTGGCTAACCCATATATCAACGCCTGCAAAGTCCAGATCATCGGGGCGCAGATAGCTGATCTCGATGACGCTGAAGCCTGGCACTACTGAGAGTGCGGCTAAGGGGTTCGGGGCGGTGTTGGATACGTCAAGCTTTGCAGGCCGATCGCTGATCCCGTTCATTCGTGACCGGCAATAAACTCTAACCTCAAACTCACGCCATGCGCCCACTACGCCGGTCTCGCGCTTGTAATCTTCTGCATTCTTCTCAAAGGTGTAAACGTAGGACGCATCCACCACAAACTCTGTACGGACAACTTCACCGTCTACCCATACCTCTAGCTGATAGTCCTTAAAGTATTGATCAAGGTTGCCGCTGCCAGCGCCTAAAAAGCCCTCTCCGCCTAGCTCCTGCCAGTCTGTGATGGAGGTCTTGCGCCATGTGAACTTGGCTTCGCGGCCTGTAAACTCAGCGTTATTACCTTGTTCAAATATCTCAAGGCCATGTACAGGCGGAACGGCAATGTGAGCGCCAACATCCCCATCTTCTTTATTGATGGAATTGGTGATTGTGATCGCGCCACTTGTCCAAACGCTTGAGCGAATCCCAATCACCGAAACAGAAGCCGCCCTGATGTTATAGGTTACTCCATCGGCCTCAACGATAATCCGCTTATCGCCGTTATCATCAACCGGGCCAGCGCTCTGCCAGTCTGGATCTCCATCTTTTTGATATTGGATCACCGCGTAATCGTAATCGGGATCACTAGGTGCCGTCACATCAACGAGAATGGTGCTATAGATTGTGTCTGGATTCTTGGGCGTGTTCTGGATTTCGATGACCGGCAGCGCCTGCACAGGGTCGGCTATGAAGCTGTCAGCCGTATAGGTCGCAGAAGTCCAGCCTGAGCGCTTGCCGATTCTGCTAATAGCTCTAACCCGAACGTCATAGGTTCCGTCTGTTATGTCCCGAATCGGAAACTGATTGTCTTGCCAGAATGATGCGGCATTGATCCATAGCGAATCACCGTCAAGCCTAAACTGCAAGTCATAAGCGAGGGCTGATGGCTGGTCGTTCCATGACACTGTGAGCTGCGCCTTTACTTCGCCCTCTACTGACAGATACGTTTCTTCAGCGAACGTAATACCGGAAGGTGAGCTGATGGTCATGCCGCCGGGGATGCTTATGGCGGGCGGCTTATCAAGCGCCAGCGCGTCGCCTTCTTCCCATGCGTAAATTGCGGCTGCGTCTTCTCTAAGCTCAAGTGCAACGCCTGATTCGAATGAAATCTCGACAGACTCAACCCGGAAGACTTTAGGGCTCCATCCAAGTCGGGCAATCGAAAGAGATACGCGGTCGCCAGGTGTAAGCACGATTGCTTTAAACTTGCAGACTGCTTTCAGGCTGATTCCAAACCGGTTACGCTCAATGTCAATTTTAGCGAGACGGCGCGCCATTGTGCCGGAGTTCGTCCAAGGGAAATCATAGGAGTTTTCCAGCACCTCCAAATCGTCAGCCACATACTCACTGATATGAAGCTCTTCAAAGCCGACGGCCTCAAAGTTTTGATCTGCGTCTATGTAGGTACCCTTTGCTACGTTGTTGCGGCTGTTCTTGGGTGGGCCAACTTGGAACGGCAGCCCGCCAACAAGGTCTGATTCGTCAAGGCTCAAGATCGGAGCTTCGTATATGCCGGGTGAAACAATCCAAGTGCCCGAGGCTACGTCAAAGTAGGGGGTGGAAGCGCCCGCCGATGCGATTGATTTCAATATCTCTAGGGGTATAGCTTGCAGCTTAAATGTGCCGTTTACAGTGTAGCGTTTCTCGGTTGTGCCTACGCCTGAAGCCACTAGGTCATCAGCGGCATTGGCTGCACTAATAAAACTGGGCAAGTCTATGGCCGAATCGCTTTTCGTCAAACATCCGATCCCAGCGGAGAACGTTCCAGCATCGCCAGCGCTTGGTTGTCTGAATAGCCTGACACTCCTGTCCTGGGATCGTATAGATCGTTCTTTCCTTTCACGTCGAATGTGAATCTGGGAAGTCCTGAGTCTCCAAATGTCTCTTTATCGAATATCAGGTTAATCCACACATAGGACTGGTAAGACAGCCGGTGACTAGATGTCCAGCTTGGCGGAGAGAATGTCCCGTCATAGCTGTCGTCGTCATAGTCAACATTTGTACTTGGAATAAATGCAGAGTATCTGTTCCCATGCACTGACCATGCCAAAAATGTTATCGCCAAACGGGTTTCCTGACGGCCTGACCATATAGCCGTTAACGCCAGGCCCGTTGCTTGTTGCAACTACCTTGCCATCTGCATAGACAGTCTCAATCTCTTCGACTTCGTGCCCCGCTACAACAAAACACATCCATAGCAGGATGTTGTCCTTGCCTTGATCCTCAGTATAAACAATCTGCCCGCCAGTCCTTGCCCTGCCGTAGATGACCGTTTTCGGCTCTGTTGCGGCCCTGACCGTGCGCTGTCTGTCTTGGAATGTTTGTTCTGGTATTAGTCCTTGTATGTACTCCCTGAACTTATCTTTGGCATAAGAGAACCTCCCAAGCGTAAGTATGTCCAACGTAGCGTTAAAGGCATCCTCAAGAGCGCCTAATGGATCGGTAAAGAAATCCCCAACAGCCCCGCCAAAATCCGTAAACCCGTCTACAAAATTTTGCCCAATTTCACTCCAAAAGCTCATTCGAAGAACTCCCCTTTAGGCCAAATGATCTTCTTATCCGCAATCTGCCCAACGAACTCAAAGCCCTTATCGCCCGGATAGGTCGCCTGCTGATCTGAATTCATGTTCCTTTCAACCCTTGGCCTCGACCAGTCCGCAAGCCTATCACGCGCCGTTACAACGATAGAGCTTTGTTTACCGTAATTGAACTCCACATCGTCTGTTTTGCCGACAAAATAGTTCATTGCCGTATCATCAATGACGCCGCCGTCTTCGTCAAACATTGCCACCTTTACCACTACGGCTCGATTCAGATAGTTGCTGTTTCCTACCGCTGAAAGCGAGGCGTCTGATATACCTGCCAAGGTTATTTTTAGTTCGTTGGGGTCAAGGTCTGAGTTTTCTTTTGCGCTGGTGATGTTGCCAAGGTTGGCCGCGCCAAGGTACTCCACGCCGGCAACCGTGATTGCACCATAAGCGCTTGAGAATCTAAGCACAGTGTCGAACTGAATCTCAACAAGGAACAGCGGCCTGAATATTGATGACTCCAGCGCTGTAACAATGCCAGTAGGTATGTCTCTCATATATCAAGCGCCTCGAAAGCGTCCATGGTGACTGCGTAAATGTGCGGGCCTGATGCTTGCCATGATGCTTGGTCGTCGCCTTTCAGCTGCATGATAGACCTCGGCTCAGTATAGCGTATCGACTGGCCTAATGTAGCGGCGATACGAAGTGGGGGCGCAAACTCTAAATGTCGCCTCGCCCGAAGCGTTCGACGGACACATCAGCCGTGATCTTTTTAAGCTCGCCGTTGATCTCGAAGTAGTCCCCGGAGACGAGCAGGTCAGTGACGCTCACATTCCACCCGGATGTTTGCAGAGTGATAGCGTTTGGTGACTGACTAACTGCAACCACAGGCGTTCCAGCGGGAGAGCCCAAAGGCGTCCAATGTACAGGCGTCAGGTAGAACCGCCCCGCCGTACCCTGCAAGCCAGCCAGGAACCCCTGAAGCGCCCTCGCCTCTCGACCCGTGCGGTTGGTGAAGGTTAACGAAGCGCTCCACCTTGCGCCCGGCAGTACCGCCGTCTGAGTTGCGCCGTTTAGATCACTTGTGAATCCCTGAGTGTTGGAGATAACGCTCCATGATTCCGCATCTGCGGTGATGCTCGGGAAGTCTTTGACCGCCATTATCCTCTCCTGCCGACAGCGCGACTCATGGCCCCGCCTTGGTTGATCGCTTCAAGTACGGCTTGTTTAGCCTGAGCCTTGATGAATGGCGCGGCTGCCAGTATCTCGCGCTTGGCATCGCCACCGCCACCGCCCAACTGGAATACTTGAGTGACGTTGGTGGTGCCGCCATTGTTGTTGACACTTGAAGGCGTAACCACGCCTGAGCCGCCCATGGTTACAACCTCCGGGCCATTCTCGCCTACCATGTACGAGTTTCCGCCTGTTACTGAGCCGCCCATTGCGCGGGCTCCTGAGATGCCGTCTATAAGAGTGTAAGCCGCTAGCAGTGCCGCACCACCCACTACGGCCGCCGCACCAAATGAACCAATAGACGCAACCAAAGCAGCCGGGAGCCATGCGGCGGCAGTGGTGCCCGCAGCGGCCACCGACGCGGCCGTTGACGTGGTGGTTGCTGCGACGCTTGCCGTGGTTGCTACGGCAGCCCCAGTAACAACAGCCGCTGTTTTTGTGCCCTCAGCGGCAACTACTGCGCCTGTCTTTACGCCCTCAGCGGCAACAACAGCGGCTGTTTCCGTGCCGATCCCTGCCAGTATAAGCGCTTGGTTAATGGCCCACTGCACAGCTATTTGTGCAAGTGAATTAACGACGCCGCGCAAGATGGTTTCTGACAACCCATGCATTGCATCGCCAAGGCTTTCAGAATCAAAAATGATGGATTCAAAAGCACTACCAAAGTTGGCGGCAAAGTTATCTATTGCTGTTTTGCTTAGCTCGTCGAAGTTCTGCAAGTTTTCTTGTGCTGATTCAAGGTACTTTTCCCAATAGCCAGCGTTCAGGTCGCTAAGCTCCTTGTTTTTTTCGTCCTCCAGTTGGACCAGCAAGTTCTTCTGCGCCTGCCCGGTCTTGTTTGTGCTGTCAAGAATAATATCTCGACGCCGCTCGTACGAAGCGATAATCGAGGCTTCTTCTGACATTAGGCTGGCTGCAATTCCAGATGCCTCTCTGTTAATTGATGCCTGCTCTGCTTCGGCATCCAGCGCCCCGCGTATAGCCTTTTCAAGCGCCACATACCCCACGGCCTCGGCAGCCGTAAGCCCCTTGCTCTCAAGCTGTAGCTCTTTCTTTGTTTCTCTGATTGCCACTTCTGCTTCAGTGGCCGATACGCCCGATTCAATCAGTGCATTATGCGCGCGTAGAAATGTTAATTCTAGCTGTATGGCAGCGGAGGCGGCACCGGTTGATCCGGTTAAACCATCGGTTGATCCTGTTAAATCATCAATCTTGCCGCTTGTTTTCTCTACCTCTTCCCAGAACTCCTTTTGATCTTTCGTGATCGCTTTGATTGAGCTTTTAGCATTGTCAATTGAAAGTTCCGCATTTTTAATGTCTTCGCGGAATCCTTTAGCTACACTGCTAGTGTCGTAGAATGCTTTTTCAGCATCTCCCATGCCACTGGTAAAGGATTCAATTCGTTTTCCAATTGATACTATTGAATCTTCGGCTTCAGCAATCGCGGTCTTCTGTTCCTGAATGCTTTGCTGGAACTGGGCGTTGATAAACTCTCTTTGCGCCTGAGTAGCCTCCCCAAGCTCAGCCACAAGGCCCTTGGTGTCTTCTGTTAGCTCGGTTATTCCTTCGCCAGTTCCAAACAACGCGTCCCGGAAGTAATACAGTGACCCGGCTGCAATAAGCAATATCCCCAGTGGGCCGCCAAGGAAAGCCATTGAAGCCGTCAGCCCACGCATTGCCAGCGCCGCCGCCCTTGCCGTAACGGTAGTCCTTGCCAGCGCAGCAGCGTGCGCCGTGGTTGTTACTGTTGCCGCACTTTCGGTTACAGCTGCAGCGGCAGTAGCCTCTGCAAGCACCACCTCTGAGGTGGTGAGGGCTCTGGTTGCGTTTGCCAAAACAAGCCTAGCCGAACTAGACGTGCAATGCTCGCTGATCTTCCCTGCGCTGTTATTTGAGATTTTAATCTGACCGCCTCTAGCTCGACTTCGGCGCGAGTTGAATTTAAAACAGCAGTGGATGCGCTCACTTCGGACCTAGCAACTACTAGGTTGGCCGCTGATTTTTGTGAGGCCGCAAGGGCTGACGTTTTTAATGCAAGCGCTTTTTGCTCTTCTGCTATCGCGCTGCCTAAAACTACTGTGTTGCCCCTCAATACAGATGCGGTATGGGCTAGTTGTGCCTGTGTGGCAATCAACAGGCTAGTAGCAACTTTTCCGCCGTAAACGCCCGCTATTACAATGCCCGCAACAGCAACAGCATCGGAGATCATCTGCGTTTTTTCCGCTGCATCCCCCCAGCGTGTCTCCGTAGCCGGACCACAACCGCACGAGGTCGGTAGCCTGCTGTATCGCGCCCCTCAAAACTGTTGACTGCGCATCGCCGATTTTAATAAAGGCCACATCAACGGCTGAGCCAAAGGCGTCCATATCGCCCCTGAGCGTGTCCATCTGTTTCGCTGCGGTGTCAGCCGCTTGGCCTGTTGACTGTAGCTGTCCTTCCATCTCCCTGAGCGCGGCTGACCCTTGGGTAATAAGTGCTGCAAGCGCAGGCCCCGCCTCTGCGCCAAAGTCTGAAACAGCTTTGTTGGCAGTTATTCCTTTATTTTCCAATTCCTCTAAAATGTCAACCATCGGTTTGAATTGGCCGTTCGCATTCTTTATAGATATGCCCAGCTCAGCGGCCTTGTCGGGGAGCTCGTTAAGTATTGCGCGAAAGCCTGTACCTGCACGCTCGCCGTTACCAAATGACGTTGTTAGGATGCCCAAGGTTGCCGTGGTAGCTTCAAGCGATTGGCCCAGCGCGGCGGCTGTTGGGCCTGCGTTACGCATAGCAACCTGTAGCCGGTTCACGTTCAAAGAGCTGGCCGCAATGGCCGCCACGAAAACGTCAGCAACTCGCCCGGAATCTTCAGCTTCCAGATTAAACTGGTTTATTGTGGCGGTTGTCAGCTCCGTTGCGCGGCCAAGATCCGCTTGGCCTGCTTCTGCCAAGTTCAAGACGTTGGGCAATGACGCCATCTGCTCTTCAACAGCTTGCCCGGATGAAGCTAGAGCGTAAAGCGCTTTGGTGGTTTGGGCAGGGTTAAATCGAGTGGAGGCCGCTGCCCTTAGAGCTTCGTCAGATAGGGCTTCAAGCTGCATTGTGGTTGCAGATGATACGGCACCGACGTTTTGCATGCCTTGTTCAAAACTAGCAAACTCGGAAATGATGCGGCCAAAGGTCAGGCCGCCAAGCGCTGCCGAAGCAACACCCACAACAGAAATCAAAGCGGGAAAGGTGCGCGAGCTTAGCCGCGTTGCAGTGCGGTCAACACGATCGCCAGAATTGCCAAAGCGGTCAAGGTCACCGGCACCACGGCGAAGGCCGGAGCTATCGACGCGGAAACCCAGGCTCGCGAGGTCAGTCATTATACGCTCCCATTAAATCGTTGCTTGCGCCGTCAATTCGGCTGATCTGTCTCGGCTGTCCATCAAATGCGCTTGCATTGCTTCCAGCGTCTCTTCGTTGCGCTCGATATAGGGCACGTCGTCTGCAATGTCTCCTTGCTCGCTGCCTTTGTTTCGCCAGTTAACGTATGCACGCGACATCTCCATCAGCATTTGAGCGTCCCAGCTAGAGAGCCATGACCCTGTTAGCCGAATGTAGCTCTCTATTTCTTGCCAGCTTGTAGGGCTGATCGACATACCGCCCTGACCAACCAAGCCCAACTCCTGAACCGCGTTTGCTAGGTACTCAAGCCCGCTGATCTCAGGCGTACACGTGTATGGATGCCCCTCGCCGTACTGCTCGTAGCGATTGCGCTTATCTTCTTTACGTGCCCTATTTGGTACTGAGTGCATCCATCCTATCTGCCCAGCCCAGAGCCTCAGTCGCTCTCGCCCGGTTGAGTAAAATTCTCCTGATTCATCACCCACTTCAGGGCCTGAATGCGGATATCTTTGTACTTGATGTACATATCAATCAAGGCAGCTTCGGCAGCGCTTTCATAGCCGGGGATGTTTCGGTTTCCAGAGTCATCCGGGAAAACAGGTTCGCGTCTTCTCGGGCAATCTCTTTTGATGTCCGGCTGTCTTTCTTGCCGCTGGCCTTCATTGCTTTGCGCTGGAACGATGTCCACGTGCCGGAGTCTGGGCCTTTCAGCTTTAGTCGGAGTGGTTTGGTTGTGCCTTTGTCTGCATAGGCCAAATCGCCGTCAGTGCCGGGCTTGGTCAGGTGCAACCACGAGCCGGACTCGGAAGCGGATTCGGTGTCGAACATTTGTAGGATATTGGTGTTTTCGTCTTTTGCGATTTTCATCATCTCATACCTTGCGACGCATCCAATTTAGGTTGGCGGGCAGACGGTGGATGAAGCCGCTCTTCGGTTGCCCTAGCCCGCCAAAACTGTTTACTCGTTACGCCGCTGCTACGCGGATGATCGGTGTGTTGATTTCAACTTGCACAGTCGATCCGACCATGCTGTTTGCAGAGCCTGGCGCTTTGGTGTAGCTGAAAATGCGGGCACTGTAGTAGTCTACCGAACCGTCTTGATACTCAATTTTAAAACTGTGCTGCGTGTTCTTCGTTGCGCCTTCAACACCAGCGGCAAGAATGATCTGACCGGCGTCAGCGGAATCAAACTCCAAGCCCATGCTTTGCGAGCCGTAGTTGATAAAACCTTTGAACTTCTCGGTGATACCAGTTGCCAAGGGGTTAGATTCAACCACCTGCACATTCGGACCATACTCGGGCAGGTCAATTACTTCGCCAACTTCGACAAACGACGTAATGGCTTCATAGCCAGATTCGGTAAAGTTTGCGGGATCTTCTGCTATTACTGAGAGTTTTGTGCCTGTACTCGTGAGCTTAGCCATACATTACCCCTTATGCCGCAACGCGGACGATGGGTGTATTAATCTCGACCTGAACGGTAGAGCCGACCATAGAGTTTGCGGAACCTGGGGCCTTGGTGTAGCTGAAGATCCGGGCGCTGTAATAGTCAATTGAGCCGTCTTGATACTCAATTTTCACAGAGTGCTGCTGGTTCTTAGTCGAGCCTTCAACACCGTCAGCAAGAACCAACTGGCCAGCGTCTTCAGAGTCAAATTCCAGACCCATAGACTGGCTGCCAAAGTTATAAAGCCTTTGAACTTCTCGGTGATGCCGGTGGCAAGGGGATTTGATTCAACTACTTGAACGTTCGGGCCATATTCGGGGAGGTCAATTACTTCGCCAACTTCGACGAAGGCCAGGAGTGCATAATCTGCGGCGGTAAAAGTGGCGGGGTCTCCCGCTACTACGGAAAGGATTGTACCGGTACTGGTAAGCTTCGCCATGGGTGTGCTCCAAATTTGGATAATATCGTCGTCACGACGAGGGCAGTCCTAGAAACTGCTTGTGGGAGTATACCATATTCGAGGGTAGGGGAAATAGCGGGGAATTGTGAGTGAGGAAAGCCCCGGTGTGGGGCTAGATAAAACAGGGCGTCTTGACATCCTCCCGGCCCTAAGGGGGCCGGGATTCCTACAGCTAGACGGCCATGCCCGACCGCAAGAATGTTCTTGGCCGCGTTAACATCGCGGTCGTGAGTGACACCACACTCACTGCAAGTCCATTCTCTTATTCCAAGTCCTGCGATACCTTTCGGCCTCGAATCGGGCAAGCAGCCACAACTCGAGCAGGTTTGGGTGGTGTATGCCTCGTTAACAACCTTAAAACGATGCCTGCGTGATCGCACTTGTATTTCAGCATTGTTTTAATTGACCCCAGCCAGCGTCAAGCACTGACTTCGCCATCTTGGTTTTAACGAGCTTTAAACTGCTAACATCTCCAACATAGATTTCACCGAAATGATTGACTAACGTACGGCTAAACTTATGCAGAGCATCCTTCCTACGGTTGGCAATCTTGGCGTGAATCACTTTAACACGATGCTTGTTTCTGGCTCTTTGCGACGTGGCAAGCTTGGTCTCCAGGTCTCGATAAAACCGGCCTGCTTCCAGCTTGGTGCCGTCCGAGCAGACGGCTGTATCCTTTAGGCCCAGATCAATGCCCAGCTTGCCCTGTCCAGCCGGGCGATCCGCCTCAACCTGAACGGCCACGTTGAAATACCAGCGCCCACGAGAATCTTCGTTAAACGTCGCGGATTTAAAGGCGTAATTCGACAAGCCGTAGCTGTCCCAAACCTTGAAATACCGCCCATTAAAAAATACCTGACCACTTCTCCACTTGGCAGCGCCGGTGTTTATCGGGACCCATCCCAGTGAACGGCGCACACCGCCGGACTTGCGCCAGTTTAGCCGCGACTTTTTGAATTGTTTGCGGCGCGTCACATACTCAGCAGCAACGCACTGCAAGGTATGACTGTGCAAGCCGAGTTCTTTTCCAGCTCCCTTGGTGTACGGATGCAAGTCATAGGCGGAAAGAAACAGACCCCGTTCTTTAATGGCTCTGGAAGACAGATTGTTCACATAGTTCCAGACAATGTTTACGCCGCGAGCCATACTATTTAACTCATCAACGTGCTTGTCTTTTACTCGAACTTTTTAATGTCTTGGTCTGTTTCATACTTTATTCTCTACGTGTTACTATGTTGCTTACATTAACATAAAGACAACACAGGTGCAACATGTCTAAAACAATCCTGCATATGAAAATTGAAGAAGAACTTAAAGAGCAGCTGCGGCAAATTGCGGATCTAGAGAACCGTTCGCTATCGAATCTAGTTGAGAAAGTTCTCATAGATTTTATCGAGCAAAAAAGAGCGCTGA